TGAGTCCAGAACCTCCCCCCATTTCTTTCGTTGGTACATAAGCTCCGATGACATCGTATGTATGATTTGTGACAATGAGTGGAACATTTGCTTGACCTAGTTTAAGTGTGAGCATTCGGAAAGCGCCTTTAATCAGTTGGGATTTAGTCATATCCCTAACTTCTTTATCATTTAACGCATCATTAATCTCTTTACTGGTTGAAAGCATTCCCAAAGAGTCTAAGACAAACATACAAGGATTTCGTTCCTCTTCAGGTTTTTTCATATAAAGGTCAACTGCCTTGAGTGCCTTTCCACGAAACTCTTCCACAGTGACAACATTAACAACAACAATCCTTGTTGTATCAAGTCCGCGACTTTCTAGGAGAGATTTTGTAATGGCAGCCTCAGTATCAAAATAGAGACAATAACCATCGGGATTATTATCGAGGAAATTCTTAACAACGGCGATGCTGAAGAAAGTTTTTCCAGTAGAAGACTCTCCAGCAATAGCAGTAATCTTATTCCCAGATACACCACCAAATATGCTACCTGAAACCAGTGCATTAAAAATATACGAACCCGTGTCAACATAAGTTTCCGTTTCAACAATATCCGATGCCAACTGAGTATAATCATCACCGATTTCTTTTACAATGTCTTTAAGAAAGTCCATACTTTTTTCCCTTATTCAAAAAATTTACTTTAAATGACCACAATTTATTATATAATTTTTCATCTTTATGTTTTATGTTTTTTAGAATTGTTTCCAATTCTTTTTCATTGATTGGTAATTGCATATTTATATTAAATTAAATTAAATTAAATTTTTATCCAATGCGATTTTTTATGATTAGGAATATTAAGTTTCCAATCTATATAACTCCTAATATCAAATGCTATACTAATTCTCTCGCTATTTCCAGTGTAAACACTAGTATAATGTAAAATATCACTCGAAAACAGCACCATTCTAGCATTCAAATTTAAAATTGGTTTGTCATCATAATAGGTATATGACTCCTGATCGACATCGATAATTAAATTTCCAGATACTGGAGAATAAAACAATACTTCCTCTTTAACTCTATGAATATGAGGTTTAATTTGTTCCCCCCTTCTCATTACGTTTGACCAACATTGAACATATATTGGTTGCGGTTTTATATTTAAAAATTTAAAGTAATTTTTTTTAATTTCTCTTTTTAGTGAGTTAACTCCCCACCAACTAAGAACATTATAATGAAAAAATCTAGAAGTTAAAGAGTTTTCCCCCAATCCAGTATAACCATCAGTGAAGACTCCATTATGACCAATAGGAGGATATTTTTTAAGAATTTTTGGCTCATTTTTAAGAATTTTTCTTTTATAATATTTTGTATTGATATTAGTATCTACAACTAGAATATTATAGTTTTTCATTGAGAAAAAAATGATTCAAGATTTATAGTTTTTTCTACACTCCACCCAATAATATCGAGGATAGTCTTAAGTGGTTCTAGAAATGCTTTCTCAAATTGTAGTTCATAATCTATGTATTTGTCAAGATTGAGTTCTTTCGGAAACTCTTGAATAAATGAGATTACATTCTCGTGAATAATATTAGGTTTTTTAAGATAAACAAACTTAATCTTTTCACCATTTTGTATAAGAGAATATTTACCAGTTAGTTTCTTCTGTTTTACATAATAGTTAAAAAGAAGTGCTCCACGAACGTGAATAGGAGTTCCCTTTATATAAATGTCAGATGAAGATGAATACTTCTGAACATCAGAAGCAGAACGAGGGAACGATATTTCCTCAGGATATAGTTTTTTAAACTTATTTCTTGATTCTTCAATAAACTGAATCATATCATCTTCGGTTCCGCTCATCAAAATATTAAAAGATTCTTTCAACATTTTACGGCAAGGTGCTGGTGTCGAAGACTTGATTGCCTCAATACCCTTGATCTTAAGTTTAGGTTCTTCATATCTAACACCTTCACTATCCCAAACACTTAAAATATATCTCTTCTTGGCAGTCCAGATACCACGTTCAGCAATACACTCACGCTTCATAAACATTTTTTGATCATAGGCATTCACATAATCCGCCAGTTCTTGGTAAGAACTTTCAATATATTTTTCAAATTCCACTTGACAGACCTTATCAAGGAACGACACAACGTTTTGAGTAGTTTTCTCTCTTCCCTTGAATACATTTTCAACCAAAGGACCCATATTGATATAAAGAGAATCAGTATCAGAAGCAATAACATAATCTTCACCATCTGTTTTAAGGATTTTATTTAGATATGAGTTAACTTTATCCATAATCCACTGGATAGAAACCTGTCCTGAAAGAGTGATTGCCTCAGCATTTGCTAGTTTGTAATAACGAAAATACTGGTTTCCAATGGCACCATAAGCGGAATTAAGTTGAATCTTTCGTGCCATCTGAATGTTATTGCATCTAGCAATCTCCTTAATCAACTGCTTATTCTTAGTCTTCTCATACTCCTGTTCTGCAGCAAGCATCTTCTTTTTGAAGATGACACGTTCATTATAAATCTTCTCCATTAGTTCAGGAAGAAATCCACGAACGTCTTTTCGATACATAGCGCCATTCGCACATACAGAATAATCCTTATACATCTCAAATGTAAGATCCCTGTTCAGAATCTTATCCACATTCACTGTCGGATGCCTTTCTTCCATCAGTGTTTCTGGTGAGATGTTGTATTGCATAATCAAGTGAGGATATAGAGAGTTCAAGTCAAAACTCACCACCCAATCATACATTCCAGGAATCGGTTCTTTTACATAAGCACCAGCATACTTCTCATCCTTACGTTCTTTATTTTTTGGTGGGATGACAATATTTCTCTTCTTCAAATAAGTGTAGATAATATTATCCCACATACGAACTTGATAGAAAACATCAGCATAGTTCACCTTAGCGTCATATGCCATAGTAAGAGCAAGTTCAATCAGTTTCATCTTGTCTTCTAGTTTATCGACAAGCTCTACGTCAATGATGTTATATTCAATAAACTTCTGCCAACCTTTTGTATAAAAGTCTTTAAAAGTATCAAACTCAGAGTGATCAAGTTTTTTCTGACCTAGTTCTACCTCAGCAATGTAATCAAGACGATAAGATTCCTGAACTTTGTAAGTAAACTTCTTATAAAGATCTAGATAATCAAGTTGAGTTAATCCACCAACATCAAATGTGGTGTGCTTGCGTCCATTGATGAATACTTCACCTTCGGTCACAAGTCCCCAGTTAGAAAAACGTTTCATCAGTTTCTCACCAAGAACCCGATTAAGACGCTTACAGATATATGGAACGTCATACATCTGAATGTTCCATCCAGTAATCACATCAGGAACATCAACCATCCAGTAGTTAATGAAATGATTGAGTAGTTCATACTCAGATGGACAATGATAATATGTAACGTCTTTACGAGTATTATTGAATGGTTTAACCCCCCAAGTAATAATCTTCTTAGTTGTATAATCCTGAATACTAATAGACAATATTTCTTCAGAAGCAGATTCTACGTCAGGGAATCCTCCTTCAGACGCAACCTCAATATCCAAAGTTACAAGTTTGATTTTACTGATATCAAACTTAATTTCATCCTCTGGATATTTTTCGGAAATGTATTGGTAGATATATCGATCATTCCCATAAATCTCAAATCCATCAACACTCTCATACTTATTATAAAACTCACGGCAATCTCTTACTGTTCCAGGATTTACTGGTTCAACTGATTCACCACTTAATGTTCTATACTTGGATTCTTTTTTAGTTTTTACATAGAGAGTTGGAAAAAACTCATCTCTTGTCTCAAATCGTTTGCCATTTTGTACTCCACGAACCAAAAATTGATTTCCAATCAATTGAACATTAGTATAGAAATTCATTCCTTAATTAAATCCTCATATTTTTCAAGAAGTGTCGGAGTCGGGTCAGCAAGAGTAAGAATCTTATCCGAACTCATCATAAATGTATCCTGTTTAGTAACTCCCATTAGAAATGGTTCTAATGTTCGTGATAGTCCTTCAATTTGAGGTTCTTTTAAAACAAATGGTTTAATTAACTTACAATCCGGTTCTCCAATATCTGCACCAACTTCTTCAATCTGACTGATTAGAATCTGCTCATTCGTCAGTACTAATATTTTCACTAATTTCTTTTCCATATTCGATAACATCTCTTACGTACATTTCTTTAAGTTTATCTACAGGTTCAGTCATTGTAACTAACCAATCTGCTGGGATAGGAATCTTATCATCTTTGGATAACGGCATCCATGGAAACAAAGAAACCTTAAATCCAGCTTTTTTAATATTATCAGATTCGCTAGATAATTGATTCGAGTTTCCCATACTCACAATACAAGGTTTAATTAGATAATATCCTACTACTTTACTTTCATCTTCGTTTCCAACAACCATTTCGTGAATATCCGAAATTAATCCTTCACCGGATTTTAAAAGAATAAATTTGATAGACATAATTCTAGAATACCTCCATTCATTTTAGCAACAAAAAAAGGAGGAGTCAACCTGTTTTTAGCAGGTGCTCCTCGCGCCAACGATAGTAATATTATTTATCTCTTTCTTTTAAACTTGCAGACTTTTTTTCCGGGAAGCATAGCATAAGTTGTTGTTTTTCCATAACACTTTGGTTTTGGTGGCATTTCACCAGACCCAAAATCACCCTTCATTTCCCTCAAGATGTTCGTGAACTCCCGAAACGATTTCATATACTTTCTTTTTTTGATGTTCTGGAATAACTCTATTTAGTTTGATAGTGAGCAATCCATCTTCAAAAGAAACATCACCAACAACTACATCATCAGAAAGTGTCCAAGTACGAGTAAATGCTCTCTTTGCTAGACCGTGATGAACGTATTCATCAACAGAATCATCTACTTTCTTGGCTTCAACAAAAAGTTTATTCCATTCAGAAGATACCTCAATATCTTCTCTCTTATATCCAGCTAAAGCAATTTCTAATCTAAAGTTTGTGCTACTTTCTTTAACTAAATTATATGGAGGATAATTTGTCGAAGATTCGTGAAGTGTTCCAAAACGATGCAACCATTCATCTCCACCAATAAAATGCTTTTCTACATCATTTAAAAACTTCTCAATATTTCCAGTATTATACTTTGCGAGAGTGTACATAGTAGTTCTCCTTAAAAAAGCGAGTGATTTGTTTAACATTACGGATCCTAAGACTCCGCTTTAGCGAATGAGGGGTTCAAAGAACCTCACCTCATCATTATTAATTATACCAGATACGAAAAAAAGAGGAAGGGTAAAAACCCAACCTCTTTTTAGGGTGTTCCGACTTTTGTAGAGACCGCACGAAAGGTCTCAATATTATTTATCGTCTATGTCTTGCTTTAAGGTTAAGATAAAGATTTGTATATGCAGCAATTACTAAAAGAAATAAACAAATCGCATTAAACATCTTCCTGTGCTTTACCTTTCTTACCAATATTATACTTCTGCTCAAGAATCCAGTCTCCCTTATCCTTGTAAGAAAGAACTTTAATCTGATTCAAAGGAGCTATATCAGACACTCGTTCTTCTTTGACAACGGTAATCAAACCCCAGTCGGCAAGAAGTCTTGTAATACGATTGCGACGCTGAACATCATTAATAGTAAGATTTGCGTGCTTACCATCAAGAGCAAAAAGTTCTTTAAAATGGACGATATAATATCGTCCCTGCTTATGCAGAATATGGCAAGATTGATAGAGTTTTTTCTCCTTACGTGATGCAACTCCGATTCGAGTCAAAGTTTCACGAACTTTCAAAAAGTCATCAGGTTCATTAAGAATTACCTCTACCATTTGGTCCTGAGACCAATCAACAGTAGGTTCTACCGTAGTAGTCATTTTGATCCTCCAGTTTCAAGTCGTTGTTTAATAAAGTTAATTTGTTCTTTTGTCAGGATTTTCAGTGCTTGAGATGCTTTTTCATTACTATAACCATAGTATTGTTTTACACATTCTAAGTCCGTGATTTTATCCTTACGGAGCCAGGGAGAAAATCTCTTCCGTTTCCTAAGAGTATTTAGATAAAACGAATATTGCATATCTTTATCAAGATGATGATTCATATTCATCTCATTCGCAAACATAATACAGTCAATATGACCAGAAAGACATCGATTAATAACATAAGGAGCATACTCTTTCTCTAAAGATGGATCCTCATCAATTAAATTAGTCTTCGTCTGATTGATCGAGTTTAACCAGTCCTTCAATTCCATAATTAAAAAGCAGTAGTTCTTTACGTTGTTTTTGCTCACGCATATATTCTCCCACAGAACGCATTGTATAAGTCAGATCAAACTCAGCAGCGTTCCAGTTCTTAAATCTATCTTTTACAAGTTGATCGGAATTATAACTGATTAATTGATCCATATTATTAGCATCGCAATCAGAAGCAAACTTATCGTGATCAAATCCTTTATGCATTGATCCATTATTCCCATAGAGATTATCCTTAATATCATAAGGAGGATCGAGATACATAAAAGCACCCATATCTCCATCCATCAGATAATCATACGAGTAATTAGTTATACGCCAATTAGCAATAAGTTTTGAATACTCCGGAAGTTTTTCAATACCTCTTACACTAAAGTTAGAGTTAGATGCCTGTGCAGAAAAAGAAGAACTTTCAGTAAGACCACTGAAAGAACACTTATTTACAATATAAAATCTTACTGCACGTTCAAACTCACTAGTCACAGGATCATTCAAAATCGCTTTTGAAATATCAAATAATCCTTTAGCAGATACGGGATCTGGGCATCTGCTTTTAAAATGAAGAAGATGCTCTTTAAGTTCTTCTCCAAACATTTGGAGTTGTTGCCAGAAGATTACAAGAGGGGGATAGAGATCATTCACCCAAACTTTAAGGTCTGGATACTTCTTGGTGATATGAATAGCAACAGATCCACCACCAAGAAATGGTTCACGGAACTCATCATAGTTACGAAGATCTGGAAAGTAAGGATCCATTTTAGCGACTGCTCTACTTTTGCCGCCAGGATACCTCAAACAAGTTTTTAGTTGTTTCTGACTAATTGGCATTCAATTTCTCCACAATCATTTCATATTTTTCTCGGCGTCTATTACCAAGATAAGATTTCATTAACTCAGTCCATCTAATAGCTGCTTCTCCCTGAAGACTAATATGATAGCAAGGTTTTTGACCTGCTGCTTTATGAACTGGACCACCATCACTCCAAGTAATTTTTCTACCATCCATTATAGTAGCAACTCTTTCCATAATATCTTGATCGGTCATAGACATTTTCATAATAAGATAATCTTTTTCTGTATATGTTTTACCATTAGAAAAAGTTCTCGTTCTTCCTTTTTTATAAGACCAAGATCCTTCACCTTCCCATATACCAGTAATCCAAGCGAGTTCAGTTTCTGTTGGTTCTCTGTGCTCGTAAATGGTTCCTTTAGCCATAACTTTTAAACTACTCCACTACTATTTAGTATTGGAGTTATTTTAACGGAATTCACACTCACACATCAGTTCGGTTAATGCTGCTAGAAGGTTAATTTCCTGATCAGCCACAAACGCACATTGGTATTGATACTTAGCAATAACAAGAACGGCAGCGGGAATAGAAGAGGGGACAAGAGCATCATAACAGGCGTCATAAATCCTGCGAAGTAGACTAGTAGCATCGTTGTCCAAGTTGGAGACCACCCACTTACGAACTTCTGGGAAGTTCTTTTCCTTAAGGTTCTTGATGAGTTCATTTACAGAGATGTCAGAGAAAGATGCAAGAATGCCCGTGTCGATTTTTCCTCCTGTAGAATATCGCTGGCATTCGTTGAGGACGCGACGAAAATCTGGGAAGTGCTTCGATACCAGTTCCGCAAGGACTTTTTGGTCATACTCAATCCTTTCAGTATCCAAGATTGTTTGGAGACGATTGAAGAAAGATACTGCAAGTTGTTGCTTCTGTTTTCCCTTGATTGTGAAGTCAATGACGGCACATCGGGAGTGCAGGGGTTCAATGATTTTGTTCTTGTAGTTGCAGGTAAAGATGAATCGGCAGTTGTTATAAAATGCCTCAATATTTGCCCGTAGTAAGAGTTGTACGTCGTTTCCTGTGTTATCAGCCTCGTCGATAATGATGACTTTGTGTTTAGAAGATCCCGTAAGTGAGACGGTCGAAGCAAAGTTCTTTGCCTGGTTTCGTACAGTATCCAAGAAACGCCCTTCGTCGGATCCGTTAATGACATAAAAGTCTGCTCCCAGTTCATTACATAATGCTTTTGCTATTGTGGTTTTACCAATACCAGGAGGTCCAGCAAGAAGGAGATTTGGAATCTCACCCTTCTCCACAAACTCCTTAAAGGTTTTTTTAGTATCATCAGGAAGAATACAGTCATCAATTACTTGAGGACGGTACTTCTCCACAAAAAGAAATTCACTTGTCATAATCAAATCCAATCGATTTTTTCAATTTGTAGGTAGGAACAATTTTGCAGGTAGGAACAATTTCCCACCATTCATTCCCATCAAAAATATACATTGTGCGTGTATCTTTGTCAAGAAAGTAATCACCTTTTTCGTATTTCATACCCATTCAGGTTTGCGTTGCGGCATACGAAGATAATTAGATGCAACCCAAGGTTTGGATGCGATATACATCTTGTAAGCAGTAAAAGTGTCAATGCTTGTGTCAAGTTTATACTCATCAGGCATAGCACGAACGAAGT